TTTCTACGCCTTTTATAACACCTTTGTTCTTAGATGCATAGAAAACAGTCTCGCCCTTCTTTTTGCCATACTGTTTCTTCATAGATTTCATAATTTTCTTACCTTTTTCGTTTAATGGCATAATTAATCCTCTATCATGACCTTGGCTTGGTCAATTCCTGTTTTTGCAAGGCTTACACCTGCTCTTAATTTAGCTAAATCTTCGTTTTGCTCCATTTTATCTTCTGCAATGTCTCCTTGTTGCATCAATCTTGCTTTTGCAATATCGATTTGTGCTTTGTCGTAGTCTTTTTTACGTTCATTTTCCATCGCACGTAAGTCAACTTCTCTAGATTTTAGTTTTAGAAGTGGGTCAGAGTCAAATTGTGATGTAATTTTCTTCTCTTCTTTCATAAAATCTTCTGTCATCTCTGCAACTAGTATAGATTTTCTAGCTTCAACTTGATTTATCATAGATTGTAGTCTTTGTTGAACCATCGGATCTATTGCTGCCTGTTGTTGCATCATCTGCATTTCTAAAAGCTGCTCTCTAAACTCTAATTCTACTTGCTCTTGAGCCATAATAGATATGTGTTCTAAAATATTTTTTTGTATTGCAGCCATAACTGCAGGATTATTTCTAACAATGTTAGTTGACATAAAATTTAAGTGTGCAGTTATGTGTGCTTGGTGATCTTGACCAGGAAAAGCTTGGAACGGTTTACCAGTCAAAGCATTTATGTGCTCCATACTTGGGTCCATTGGTGCTGTTGGTGCAGGCGGTGGTAAAACCGCATCTACATTTTTAACACCTATTGCTTCGTACATGTTTCTGTATATTTGATACATGTTATGTAGCTGTGGATTTGATGTAGCTATTTGTAATTGTGTTTGTGCCAAAGTAATTCTTTGAGACATAGAAAATATATTTGGATCTGCAACTGGTATGACATCTATTCTATCGTCAAAGTCTGTTTGCTTCACGTTTCTTGCACCACCAACTACATCGTATGGATATTCTGGTGGTAGATATTGTGCTACAGCTTTTGATAATAATTTAAATTCATCTTTCATCGCTGCATAACATCTTTTGTGTATTGCGCTCATGACTCTTGAACCACGTTCTAATAATGCAATCGTTGTACCAACAGCTGCACCTTGGTTACCGTCACCAACTTGCATGTCAGCTATCGCAGCAAATCTTTGTCCTGCTTGTACAACTATACCTAATAAATTTAATAATGTTTGTGATGGCTCTTTGTATGGTAATGGAAAGAATGCATCTCTCAAACTACCGCCTGGAGCATCTACATCTTTGAACTCACCAGGTTGTATAGGAGCTGCTTCGTCTCTGACTCTAACACCTCCTGGCAGAAATTTGAAATGGACAAAGTATTGGATCTTATTTTTCTTTAGATCATCGGGCGCATAGTTTCTCCGTATAGAGAGAACTAATCGGCTACCTTCTTCTACAGTTACTATGTAGGGTAATTTTATTCCTGTTGGTTCACCGTCTTGACCAACTTCTTCAAAACCTTCTAAGTCTAAATTTACGTGGCACTCGAGTAGAGTATACATCGATTCTTGTTTACCAACTTTTTTAGTGCCATCTAACTCACGTTCTTTTTTCTCAACATCGTTTTTTTCTACAGTGCCTGGTGGTGATAGTTCTACATCTCTGTAGAAACCATTGACTTGTTGTTTTCTTAATTCGTTCTCTGACATTTTTACAACGTGAATCACAGACTCTGCATCATCTAAACTAGTTGCTGTGTATGGCACAACTAATTCATCCGCAGGTACAAATTTAGATACGACTCTACCTAGTGGCACATCGTAATAAACTTTTTTAAATGTAGAACCTGCAAGTGGTAAATGAAATAACATAGAATCAAACTCTTCTTCGTATTCTTTCATTTGATCCATAATTAAATAATTCATAAAATCTTTTACACGACCAGCTTGTAACTCTACAGCTGGAGAACTGACTCCAACTATTTGTGTTCTAACTGGTCCGTCGGCTGGTAATAATTCTTTATATGCTTGTGCTTGAAACTGTGTGACTGCCTCTGCTAACACTGGGTGTGTTGCACCACTAGCTCCTTGAAAAGGCTCTGTTCTGTTTTCGTATTTAAATCCTAGAAGATCTAACCCTGATGTATAAGAACTTTCCCAATCTTTTCTTGATGCTTTGTAGTCCATATAGTTTTGGACCATGTCGTTACCAACTGGTTCTAAAACATCGTCAGGTAAAATATCTGCTAAGTTATCAAAGTGGTTTTCTGTGCCAGGTATATTGATTGCACCTGGTTCAAAGTCTATAGTCGCTCCACCGTCTTCTTCAGGTATAACTTCTACGGGACCTTTTTCTACAACTTCTTCTTGAACGTCAACTTCCTCCTCGCCTGGTACTTTGACCTCGGTACGAGTGTTAGGGAGTCCTTTATCTATTTCTGCCATTTAATACTCCTATGTTTTATTAGCACGTTTTAATATATCTAGCAACCCTTGAGACGTAGGCCCTTTTTCTGGTGGCTTACCCGATGGATCACCTGCTTGTTTTGCGATACCACCTCCTGCAAAATTTAATGCAGTGGGCAATAGTTTTAAAATTTCATCTCTTCTTGCTTCTTTTGCTATGTCTCCTTCAAAAGCTTTGCCAAAAATATTTTGGTCTACAGAACTTAATTGTTGTAATCTTGCTAGATCAATTGCTTTTGACATAAGGTCTGCACCTTCAGTCATTCCTGATTGCATTCTTTTAGCAAAATCTGAATCTTGAACTCTTGTTTGAAAAGATTGATCAGCTGCCTCTTTTGCTGCAATTGCAGCGGCTAGATCAGCTTCTCTAGTTTCTTTTTCTTTTCCTGTTGGAGGTTTTACAAATCTAGTAAATTGTTTTCCTAAAACAGATGGAGGACCATCCTTAATAATGTCTTGAACAGGAGATCCTTTTACACGTAGTTGTGCCTTATCAACATCTATTTGTGCTTGTCCTAGTGCATCAGCTTCTCTAACGTAAGATCTAAAATTATTTATTAATTGTTTTTGTTGAGGGTTAAATCTTAACTTATCTAATCTTTCATCAAACGTTCCGCCTGCAGACATAAAATCATTATTAAATTTATAATCATCACCTAACATTAAATTAAACACACTATCACCCATCGCCTCTTTTAATGTTTTACCTTGAGATAACATATCATAACCAACTATGCCTCCCTCTGTCAAAGTAGTAAAAGCTATAGCTGCAGGACCTAGTAAGCCTCTGAGTGCAAATGCATTTTTTAAACCTTGCCCTGCTTTTAATATACCTTGTGCAAGAACCTGGTCTTGAGGAGATGCTCTACCTGCTTTTTTTAAAATAGAGTCTAATTTTTCTCTACCTTTAATTACACACGCACTACCTTGATTAAATTTAACTCTACCACCAAGAGCAAACTTTACATTAGGACAACCTAGTTTTCCTAGATCTTGCGCCATTTTTTCTTTAACAAGAGCAATGTCAGTGGTTGGAGCTTCTGAAACCATTTTTTGTATTTCACTCGTCTTAATATCTCTAACAGGTGTCCCTGTTTTTTTTCCACCAATAGATTTTTTATAATCAATCCCTTTTCTTTCTATAAAAAATACTTGATTACCTTTTTCGTCAAAAGTGTCTAAAACGGGTGTTAGTTTATTAAAACCAATTAATCCTTTGTATTCTGGTCCTAATTTTTTTACAGCTGTTTTAAGATAGCCGTTTAATTCTTTATTTATTTCATCTAACCTTTTTAAAGATTCTGTTTTAGAATAATCTAATGCATATGCTTCGTTAACTAATTTGTTCATTGGTTTATCAAACTGAGCTAATTCTGCATTCATCCTGTCACTAATTACTGCTAAGTCACTAGTTGTTACATCTTCTCTTCCAGCGAGAGGTAGCATATGATGCACCACATATCCTTTATCTGCACCAAACTTAATCATTCTACCTTGTTTAAGTTTTTCAAATTTTCTTCTTTCGTCTTTAGAAATATAGTCTTTTGTTGGATCTCTTGGTTTAATATTTGCAGGGTTTTCTTTTCTAAACTCGTCTCTTAATGCTATAGCTTCCTCTAAAGTATCTATGTTTCTGTATTTAGCTCCTGTTGTTCCTATTTTTTGTACATTTTTATCTTGAACTCTTACACGAACACCATATTTTCTTATTATTTGCCCAGTCTTTTTATTTTTAAAATCTGAATAGGTTATATTATCGTAACCAGGTAAATTTTTAAAACCTGAAACAGCTTTTGATACTTTTCCTGTTTCTTTCATTTGTTCTTTACGAGTTAAGTTTTCAAGTTCCAAATCTGTTCTTGGTCTAGATCCTCCTGGAGGAGTTCCTCTTTTAAAACCAGTTCGTCCACCATCTGCTAGTGGGTTACGAAAATTAAAGTCTTCAAAAATTTGTCTTACCTCAGCACCTTCAGGTCTATTAATATTTGATGCAGTCGTTATTTGATTAGTCTCAAAGTATTCACGCATACGTTTTTTATCTTCGCTATTTCTAACGAGATAGTTCATCATCTGTCCATGACTTATAGGGTCTGCCATTATTCTCCTAACATTCTAGCGATACCGCCTGATGCAAAGTCTTGGTCATCGAGCATTTCACCCTGTCTTCTAATAACATCATCCATTCGAGCATCTGGGTCTTCTGATATTTTTGCAGCTTTATCTTTTCTTTTTTTATTTTGAATCATTTCTCTGATTGTGGGTTTTTTACCAGTCGCATATTCTTTTAATTTTGAAACATCAGAATTAAGATCTTTAATGTTATTACCACCAACCTCGTCTATTTCTATATCATAGTCATCAGGGCTTGTTTGTCTACCAACTGGACCTGATTCAGCTACTTGAAATTTAGCTGATGGTCTAGGATCTCCTTCATCAGGTAAAGGTTTTTTATATTGTAATTGAACAGTGTCTCCAAAAACATTATCTGGGCTTTCATATTCAACTGTAATAGCTCCCTCGTCTAAATCTTGTGTTACTCTCACGGTATTATCTTCATCTATTTTTTTAACGTGAACAATTTCTCTTTCCTTGGTTGCAAAGTTTTTAGTGACATCATCACCTTCTTGTATAACTTTGTTAACTAATGAATCAAACCACTCTGGTTTGCCTGCAACGCTAGGTGTTTTAACAACTTGTTTAACAGCTTCTTTACCAGCAGTCTTACCACCTAATGAGACGATACCAGATTTAACTGCAGCCGTTCCTGCTAGACCTGCACCCAAAGCTTTTAAGAAAGCACGTCTACCCATTTTAAATCCTGCACGACCGCCTGTTGCTAAATCTTCTGGATCTTCTATTTCTTTTATGTCATCCATTTTTTCTTTTGTTCTTGGGTCTAATTTTTTAGGTTCATCTATAACACTTGTGCCTTTTGTTCTTTTGTATCTTGTTAAAGCATTAAAAGCTCTGTC